CCACAACCCGCTGACAAAGCAAATTAAAAGCGCCCCACCGGGTAAGTGACAGGCGCTCAAGATGGCTCACTAAAGCCATCTCCATTCTAACAGAAAAGGAGATTTATGAACGAATTACAGATTTTCAGCAATCAGGAATTTGGAACCATCAGAACCACAGAGATCAACGGAGAGCCGTACTTCGTGGGGAAGGACATCGCAGAGGCACTTGGATATGAAAAGCCAAGAAATGCTATTGCGCAGCATGTCGATCCGGATGACGCCCTGAAACAGGGCCTCACCGATTCACTAGGAAGAGAACAAGAAGCAATCTTCATTTCCGAATCCGGAGTCTATGCACTGGTCTTCAGCTCAAAGCTGCCGAAGGCAAAGGAGTTCAAGCACTGGGTGACAAGCGAAGTGCTGCCCGCCATCCGAAAGCACGGTGCCTACATGACACCGGAGACACTGGAGAAGGCGCTGCTCAATCCGGATGGAATGATCAAGGTTCTGCAAGCCCTCAAGGATGAGCGGGACAAGACAAAGAAGCTGACAGCAGAGAACAGCGAGCTATCTGTACAGAACGAGATCTATCGTCCAAAGGCTGAGTACTTCGATCAGCTGGTTGACCGTAAGCTGCTGACCAACTTCACAGATACGGCCAAAGAGCTTGGCGTTAAGAGAAAGACATTGCTGACATTCCTGCTTGATCATAAGTACATCTACAGAGACAAGCACGGAAATATCAAGCCATATGCGCAGTATCAGGACTGTTCCATGTCAAGGAATGCGTCAATGAGAAAACAGAGTGGGCAGGAGCGCAGACACTGGTTACGGTGAAAGGCAAGGAAACATTCCGTCTGCTGATGTGTGAAGCATGACCAGTCAAAAGAAAAATGGCGCACAGCCCGGAAAGCTTGAGAACGCCATTGATGGTGTACCTAAAACACCATCTCCATTTTAACAAAAGGAGACTGAAATGAGTAACGAAAAAGAAGACATCAGCACGCTTGAGAACATGGGCATGCATGCTGAACTTGTTACACCGGAAAAGGCAAGGGAGTATTTGAAGCACAACACTCACAACCGCAAAGCACAGGCGGCACGGGTAAATACAATTGCCAGAGACATTATCAATGACAAGTGGACATTAAGCCCTACACCGATCTCGTTTGCCGCAGATGGCACACTGCTTGACGGACAGCATAGACTCATGGCAATCATCAGAGCCAATAAACCGATCTATTTATTTGTCGCAAGGAATGTGCCAAACGGAACGATCTTTGACCGAGGCAAGTCACGGTCTGCCAAGGATGCCCTTGATATCTTTGGGTATGACGTAAGTAACACAGCTATTGCTTTAATCAATTTTAAGGCAAAGCTTGAAAACCACAGTGGCTTAGTACACCTGACAGATCAGGAAATTCTTGATTATTACACGGCGCATCAGAATCCCATTGACACTGCCGTAAGAATTGCATCGCTTGGCAGTAAAAAAGCAATTATGCGGAAAGCAGTGCTTACTTATGCGATCTATTGTGCATTGGAATGCGGCGTGCCTGAACCAACCTGCGAATCGTTCTGCAGAATTGTGAATACAGGGTTTACAGATGAGTCTTGGCAGTCATCCGCTATCGTTGTTCGTAACTTCATACTGGATAAATACTTCTCTAACAATGTGAGAAAACTTGACCGTAAAGCATGCCACATCGTAGAGCAGGGATTGTTTGACTTTTGTAACCACAAGTCAAGACGTTCCGTATATGACGGAGAGAAGGGCTTTTACTCAGACATTGTAAGCAAGCGTTATCCATTTTTTGCAAATGAGGAGGAATCAAAATGACAGTATTCATTGCCACAGCCGCAGTAATTATCAGCATTGTGCTTTGCTTCTGCATTGCATATCAGCAGAGAGAAATTGAAGAGCTTGACCATAGAATCAGTGAGATGCTTGACAGTAGAAAGAAAGACAAGGCGGTGATTGATACGCTCAAGGGAAACTATGAAAGCACTCACCGTCTGGCTCTGCAGGCTTACAACGATGTAGTCACCATCATTAACACACCAATTGAAGGCAAGCATGCAGGCGAGGATGAAACCAATGCTTGACGTTGGCGGTGATGAGGTAAGCATTGAATCACTGCCAAAGTTCATGATCGAGAATCATATAGCGGCGGTCAGGGCTTACCTCAAAAGCGAAGAAAATACAGAAGACTTCATATCATGGATGACTGAATATCCATATTGTGATGTGCGTGACTACTTGCAAGAAAACCCGGACGATTTTGCCAGATGGCTTGTTAAGAACGGGTATGCAGGAAACATTTACGAAGACTGATTAACAGGAAACATCATCGGTGTCATGCAGGGCATCACTCATACTTAACTGGTCCGGTGCTGTCGGTTCTGCCGCACATCCGGCATCTTGCAATGATATACAAGAGCAGCCAAAAGCACCAAACGCAATCCCATATCGAGACTATTTGCAAAACTCATAATCCCCCTTAATAGCGCACATGTCACTTGGGTGGTGCTTTGCATGATGCCTGCCGCTGCTAAATTCAACTAGGTAATCAATCATGGATTTTACATACACAAAAGTTAAATGGGATGGTGATCCCGCTGCTGATCGTGAGCATTTCATCGGTGGATCTGATATCGGTGCAATCCTTGGCCTTAACCCGTGGAAAAGTGCCTACACTCTGTGGGCAGAGAAGACAGGGCTTGTACAGGCAGAGAAGCTTGATGACAAGCTCCAGATATGGCTTGGCCATCATCTTGAGCAGGTAGTGGCTGATCGCTACGAGCTGGAGACAGGCCGCAAGGTGCGCCAGTCATTCATGAGCTATGGAATCGCAGAGTATCCATATCTCAGAGGGCACGTGGATCGCCTGGTCGTTGGCGAGAAACGCGGCCTGGAGTGCAAGACAACCAGCTCTTACAACAAGACAGATTACTCTTCCGGTGACATTCCACCCATGTACTACGCACAGTGCCAGTTCTACATGCTTGTGACAGGGTATCCGGTATGGGATATTGCCACGCTGAGAGACAATCGCGAGTTCTTCATTCAGGAAATAAAGCGTGATGATGAGTACATTGCGCAGATGCTTGCAGCTGCTGCACACTTCTGGCAGTGTGTCACATCTGTCACGCCGCCAGCCGTTGATGGCACAGAGTCAACCTCAGATTCACTTGGACACATTTATCCGGGAGACTCTCATGCGGATCAGCTGGAAGGGGACGAAAGAATCAGTGCCATGGTGGCCGACATCATTGCAATTGGTGAAACCATAAAATCACTTGAGAAGGCCAAAAACAGCGAAGTAAACAGCATCAAGGAATGGATGGGCAATCATACGTCCGCAGTCACAAGCACTGCCAGAATCAGCTACAGGTCCGCTGCAATGCGACCTGTGATTGACAGTAAGAGGCTGAAGGAAGATCACCCGGACATCTGGCAGCAATACATCAAGCCAGGAAAGTCATATAGAGTTTTTCAAATTAAAGAGCTTAGGAAAGAAGAGGAAAAATAATGATGGAAGCAAAGAAACAGACACTTACAACCACTGGCGCAAGAAGACCAGTGGCAACTGGCAAAGCCACAACGAAAGATCTGATCCAGATCATGATGCCTGAAATTAAGAAGGCGCTGCCAAACACTCTGACACCGGAGAGATTCACACGGATGGCTACTACAGCGCTGTCATCCAATCGCAAGCTGCAGGAGTGCACCAGCCTGTCCTTCATCGGTTCGATGATGCAGGCTGCGCAGCTTGGCCTTGAGCCTAACACACCGCTTGGAGAGGCATATCTCATTCCCTTCAACAATCACGGAACAATGGAGGCACAGTTCCAGCTCGGCTACAAAGGGCTGCTCAAGCTGGCGCACAATGCCGGAGTCAGCGTCGATGCTCATGAGGTTTACAGCAATGATGAGTTTGAGTACTCTTACGGCCTCCATCCAGATCTGAAGCATGTTCCAGCCATGGCAAACCGTGGTGAAGTGATTGCCTACTATGCGATCTGGAAGCAGGGGGACAACTTCGGCTTCGTTGTGATGTCAAAAGAAGATGTGCTGAAATACGCGCACAAGTATAGTAAGGCCAGATCATCTTCTCCATGGCAGACAGACTTTGATGCCATGGCAAAGAAGACAGCTATCAAGCAGGCATTGAAGTATGCACCGCTGTCTACAGATCTGCTGAAAGCTGTGGCATCTGATAACACCATCAAGAGCACCATTGATCCGCATATGGATGAGCAGGCAGATGAAACGGCATGGGATGTGCTTGACGCTGAGACATCTGACGAAAGATCAGAAGATCAGCAGGCAGCACCAGAGCCGGATCCGGATACCGGAGAAGTCAAAGCATGATGCCTGGATGCCTTAAGTTCACTGTTCCTGGCGAGCCGGTTGGAAAGGGCCGGCCCCGCTTTGTGCGGGCAACAGGTAGATCATATACGCCTACAAAAACGGCCACATATGAGAACCTGATTGCAGTTACATTTGAGCAGAATTTTCCCGATTTTACACCGTTTGACTGTCCTGTAGAAGTGTACATGACGGCATACTTCAGCATTCCTAAGTCGCTTAGTAAGAAGAAGCACAAGATGGCTGAAGATCAGCTGATCAGGCCTACTAGAAAGCCAGATACAGACAATATCGCAAAATGTAAAGATGCGCTCAATGGCATCGCATGGAAAGACGATAGCCAGGTCGTGACAGAGCATGTCATGAAGTACTACTCAGACCGGCCACGCCTTGAAGTCGAAATCTACAAATGGGAGGCAGGACAATGATCAATAGAGTTGTACTTATTGGAAGACTTACAAAGGATCCGGAGCTTAGAAAGACAGCATCAGGACTGTCCACATGTTCCTTTACGACAGCTGTCGACAGGCCAGTATCCAAGAAGGATGCCCAGCAGAATGGAGAGCAGACCGCAGACTTCATTGCTTGCGTGGCATGGAGACAGCAGGCTGACTATCTCACAAGCTACGGGCATAAAGGCGATCTGATCGGCGTAGAGGGCCGCATTCAGACCAGAAACTATGATGACAAAGACGGCAGGAAGGTATATGTGACCGAAGTTGTGTGCAATACGGTCCAGCTTCTTGGAGGCAAGCAGCAGCCTCAGCCCAGATCCTCAGCAGAGTACAGGCAGCAGAAAGCGGAAGAGAAGACAGAGGCACAGCCCAATCCGTACTCCATGAAGGAGATTAAGAAGAACAGCACAGCGCAGCAGATCGGTGCTGATTCCCTGAGCTGGGGAACGGATACAACCATCAATCCGGATGATCTGCCGTTCTAGGAGATGCCATGTCTGATGAAGGATTCATCTTAATACAGAGGAAGATAACCGGATGGAAGTGGTGGCATAACAACACCGCCAGAGGATTGTGGCTGTATCTGCTGGTAAGTGCCAACTGGAAATCAGGATATTTGGGCGATGGCAATGAGATCAAGCGAGGCCAGGTGTGCAAATCATTAAGGACTATGGCAGCCGAAAATGATGTAAACGTAAAAACGATACGTTACTGGCTAAAAAAGTTTGAAGAAAGTGGCGAAATTGTTGTCGATAGGGCACACCGATACCATGTCATAAACATAGTAAATTACGGCAAATATCAGGACAAGCCAGATGACAAGGGCACACGCACTGGCACAATCACTGGGACAAACACTGGCACAATCACTGGTACAAACACTGGCACTGATAGAACAAGAATAACAAAGGTAACAAAGAAACAAGGGGAACAATATATAGGGGATGCTAAAGCATCCACCACCCACAAGCGCTTCTCGCCGCCGTCCCTTGATGATCTTGAAGACTATGCCAACAGTATTGGCTATGTTGGCTTTGATCCTGACAAATTTGTTGACTACTACTCAGCTAATGGCTGGATGGTTGGCAAGCAGCATATGAAGGATTGGAAAGCCACCATCAGGAATTGGAAGAGACGCGACGATGAAAAATACAATGCTGCCATGAAGAAGAAACAGGAAGAAGAGAGGATATTCTGATATGAAACAAGATGAAGTGAAAGATCTTCTTACCATGCTGAGGGCTGCGTATCCTCAGTCATACAGATCTATGACTACAAAAGATCAGGAAGAAACGCTGCGGCTGTGGTCCCTGATGTTCAAGGACGAATCTGCCAAGCTTGCACAGCAGGCAGTAATGAGCATCATCAATACGGATCATCGTGAGTTCGCGCCGACCATCGGCCAGGTAAAGTGCCGGATGGCAGAACTTGCAGATACAAATCCTAAGTCCGCAGAGGAAGTGTGGAATACAGAAGTCAGACCATGCATGAGAGCACTGAGCTGGTACCGTGAGGAAGACCGCAAGAAGTATGAGGAAATGCTTTCCGAGAAGACAAAGCGGCTGATCAGCTTTGATGAGATTTATACCATGGCTCAGAGCAATCCTGCAGACAATGACCGCTACAGAAAGCCTGCCTTTATGAAGGCGTTTGATGAAATGACAAAGTCAGACAGAGTGCAGGCTATCTCAGACAAGAAACTGGCAGCAATTGGAGATGAAGGCGATACGCTTAAAATTGCCGTTCATGAGAAATGAGAAAGAAGACAGAGATCTTGAATTGTATGAAGACGACGATCAGCGTGAATGCCTTATTCCGCAGCGGTGAACTTGCCGGATTCAAGAAAGCAATGAACATTGTGGAGACAATGAGAAATGAAAAAGAAGACAGAGACAGACAGTGCGATTGACAAGCTGCTGAAGCGCATGGGCAAAGATGCATCTGCAATCGCCAGCCTGTGCGATCAGGTTGGGGATACGCTGACATGGTGGCAGGAAGGCAAGGTATGCGACATCATGATCATGGCTTTCCACTGCGGTCAGCTGCAGGAAGCACTCGATCACTATGTCTTTCAGCACATGGATGAAGAGGAGGAGAACGATGAAAGCAAAGATTGATGACGGTGGCTACATGCCGAAACGAGCGCACTCAACAGATGCCGGTCTGGATCTATATACGCCAGAGCTGATCGTTGTACCTGCACATGGAGCATGTGTGGTGGACACAAGAGTACATCTGGCTATCCCCGCCGGATGGTTTGGGAAGATCGAAAGCAAGTCTGGCCTGATGTGCAGGCATGGTGTGATGTCAACTGGAGGAGTGGTGGACAGCGGATATACCGGCAGCATCATGGTTAAGTTGGAAAACCACACACCCGCGCCTTACAAGTTTGAACGCGGTGACAAGATCGCGCAGATCATCATCCTGCCGTGTCTGCTTGATGAGTTGCACCAGGTACCTGAACTGGATGCTACAGACAGAGGAGATGCAGGGTTCGGGAGCACAGGCAAATGACGGACGAAGAAATGAAGCAGTATGTGGATGATCACTGGAAGTGCGTTGTGTATTGCAAGGAATGTAAGCATATGGAATGGGAAGGACATGCAGACATGTTTCCTATCGACATATGCGATCGCCTTAAAGTATCTGTTTCGCCGAACTTCTTTTGTGCAGACGGAGAAAGAAAGAGATGATCAGCGTTGTGTTCGCACTGTTACGTGCCATGATCATGCTGATAATGTGGTTTGTCAGGACACTTGCGATTGCGGCTGGGCTGCTGATCGTGATCATGGCGGCGATAGCAGCTTATGCAATGATTAAAGGAAATGATGATGGCGAAGGAGAATAGCATGAAGATCGAAAAAAGCGAGCCGTTCTCAAGCGGCACGGAATACGAAGTGTTTTTATACAATTGGTGTGAGAGGTGCGTTCATTACAAGTTAAGAGAAGATGACGGTTTTCCGGAGTTTCCAGAGAATGGCGGATGTCGCATTCTTGACGCGATGGAAAGGGCGAGGTTTGACAGAATGTGGTGGCCGTGCAAAAAGATCGTAACGGAAAAGGATGATAACGGCAATGTGAGATACTGGCATAAGTGCACCAGCTTTATGAGATCCAAACGGAGTGAAGGTAATGAGACCGATTGATGCAGATTACTCATGGATGAGAGGAGACAAAGACAGTGAGTAGAAACAACGATATATACATAAAGCCAATGACACCGACCAGAAGAGCCGATCAACATGTACTTCGATGCATTCTTCAGCATTCCGAAGTCATGGTCCAACAAGAAGAAACAGCAGGCTCTTTCAGGACAAATCAGACCGATAAAGAAGCCGGACACTGACAACGTTTCAAAGGTTAAGGATGCGCTCAACGCAATCGCATTCCAGGATGACGCTCAGGTCATTCACGAGGAAACCTCAAAATTTTACTCGGACAATCCGAGACTGGAAATCACAATCGAATTGTGGAGGCCGGACTGATGATCGCAATTTTCTTGGCTACGGTGTATGCAATCTTCAGATACTTCATATGGATGGTTGAAGCACTCATGATCTTCTTGATCGTGATCAGCGTTGTCATTCTGACATATCTGATCATCTGGAAGATCAAAGGAGGAAGAGATGAAGAAAAGAAAGATTGATCCGAAATACATCACGGCATTACACGTGAGAGTCACAGGAAGAGATGTGAACAGGCTTGTAAAGGAGCAGAATCTCAAGCCTGTTCTCATTACTGCCGAATCAGAAAAGCAACGCCTTGAAATGTGGGCCGAGGACTATGAAAAAAGCATAGAGAGAAAGGAGAACATCATGAAGAAGACACTGATTGCCCTTCATCCGCTGATCAGGGACATCTGCCATGAATTCGATCAGATGATTGATGAAGATCCAGAGCATGAAGCTGATCTCAGACTGATCAACAAGAGAGTGGTCAAAGTGATCACAGAAGAGCCGACAGCAAGAGCAGAGTCTCACTGGTTCCTTGATCTGACAGATTCTGGAGCACAGATCATCTGTAAGAACTGTCAGAAGCCTATTGCTCCAAAGTATCACTATAAAACAGGCCAGCCCTACTATGAGCTGCCGGACTATTGTCCGCACTGCGGTGCATTCATGTATGGAGACGACAATGATGACGAAACAGAAGACGAGTATGATGACATCGGCTGAAATGACGGTCATGGAAATCGCTGAGATAGTCAGCGGATGCACAAAAGCAAACAGTGGCATCAACAAGTATGATTATCTTACTCAGATCCAGAACTATCAGGAATGCATGATCCAGATCAGCCGCGTTCTCCTGGACTACTTCAGCACGGAGGTCGGAAGATGCTGATAGGATGGAAAGAGAACGGCTTTGAAATAGCCTGTAAGGTAATGCCGGAAAGTTGTGCAGACTGCCCCTTCCTTACGGAGAGATTCAAGGGAGATCTGATTCCAAATGCAGCGCTCTGCTTTCTTACCGGATCAGAGTTCGCTGTGAGTAAACATGCAAAAACGAGGCAGGCAGATTGCCCGCTGAAACAGAAACAAGGAGAAGAACATGGAAAATAATGAAGTAATGGAAAATCATGACATCGCAGAAAATGCTGAGCCACTCACTAACGCGAGATGGCTGCAGATGCAGAAAATCCCGCTGAATTCTGTGCAGATCAATTCGACAGGTTTCAGCATTGCCGGAGAAACCTATCACACGGATGCCGGATGCGATGACGAAGAGGAAGCACTGGAAGCCTTCCTGGAATGGTTAGACAAAGAACACGAGGAGGACATTCTCACTGCTCTTGATCGGAAGCTCCTCATTCAGATTCTCAGTCCTGTCAGAGACAAGGTGTACTACATCATCAGACACCGGATCAACGGGATCACATCACTGGAACTGATCCACAGGACAAGCAGAAGATGCCGCAGAACGATCGGCAACGTTCCGATCAGTTCGGAATCCTTCAAAGGTATGAAGGACAACACCTACTACAGAGTGGAAGATCTCAATTTATGAAAGCTCAAGTCTATGATGGCGGATACATTCCGCAGAGAGGGCACTGGCTATATGATGGTGCAGGATTCAGATCATGTGAGAGCGTTACACTGGAACCACATGATGGTCACGCCTTTGAACTGAATGTCGATGTGCAGCTTCCGAGAAACTGCTTCGGCTGCATGGTAAGCAATTCCGGACTCATGATGAATCATGGCATTATCTGTATGGGAGGCATCATTGATGCAGGTTTCAGAGGACCAATTAAGGTCAGAATGTACAACACATCAAATGAAAGATACAGAGTCCACAAAGGAGACAAGATCGTGCAGATGGTTATGATTCCGTGTCAGTATGAAAATTCCGCGAAAGTCGTCTCTCTGGATCCATCAGAAGATAGCAGAGACTTCGATGGATGGTGGTCTACAGGAAAATGAATGAAGAAGAAAAACTCAGCTTCGATATTGTTTATAGAAAGAACGCGCCGGATGGATGTGTTGCTTGTCCATTCTGGGGCATCTGTGATGATCCTCCGGACTACTTATACGGAGGCTGCTCAATCACAGGTACAGTCATCAAGACAGACACCGGTGATCAGCTGCATCGCATGAAAAACTGTCCGATTAAAGATCCGGCAAGAGTTGAACTTGATGCTCTGGCACCAATGGAAGAAGGCGGTCCACCTTACGAGGTTGAACGATGCACCCACTGTGGCGAGATCCTCGGGGAGGATGTGGATCCGGGCTGGAAATACTGTCCATACTGCGGCGCTTACATTGGAGAAAATGGCGATGATTGAACCTTTATCTAATATAAATCAATTGCTAAAATTAAAGAAAAGGCATGTCGATGAAGATCACACGCAATGACTTGAAAAATTACCAGAACAACATTCTGGCCATTCATGAACTGGATGATGAACTGAAGGCAGCATACAATACCTACAGATCTCCATCGTTCAGTTCCGATGGATCCGGAAAGCCGCTGAATCCTTCAAGCCCTACAGAGAGAGCGATGAAAAACATCCAGCGACTTGAAAAAAAGCAGAACGAATTCTACGCAAAGATAGAA